GGCTATGAGCCGGCGCGGCACCATCGGTTGCTGATCGAGAAGCTGACGCAGGTTGCCAATGGCGAAATCGATCGTCTGGCTGTCTTTATGCCGCCCGGCTCGGCCAAGTCGACTTACGGCTCGATACTGTTTCCGCCGTGGTTCATGGCTCGCTCGCCTGGCCGCTCGATCATTGCGGCCTCGCACACCACCGAGCTTGCGCAGAAATGGGGCCGCAAGGTCCGCAATCTGATCGCCGAGCATGGCCCGACGCTGGCGGCGGTTCTTTCGCAAGACAGCCAAGCAGCGGGACGCTGGGCGCTTGCGTCGGGTGGCGAATACTATGCGGCAGGCGTTGGAACGGGCATCACCGGCTTCCGCGCCGATGGTGCCATCATCGACGACCCGATCCGGTCGCGCGAGGACGCGGACTCCGAGACGGTGAGGGAGCGGACCTGGGAGTGGTACAAATCGGACCTGCTGACGCGGCTGCGCCCTGGCGGCTTCGTTGTGCTGATTCAGACCAGATGGCACGAGGACGACCTTGCCGGCCGGGTACTTGAGGAGATGGCCAAGGGCAGCGGCGACCGCTGGAGCGTGCTGTCGCTGCCGGCCGAGGCCGAGGAGAACGATCCGCTGGGCCGCGCGCCCGGCGAATGGCTGTGGGATGACGCCTACGGCTACGCCAAGTTCCTGGCGCGGGAAAAGGCCACCCAGATCCCGCGCAACTGGAGCGCACTCTACCAGCAGCGCCCGACGCCCGAGACCGGAGACTACTTCAAGGAGGAGTGGCTGCGGCCGTATACGAAGGCGCCGGCGCGCGCCACGCTCAACGTCTACGGGGCGAGCGACTACGCGGTCACGAGCGACGGCGGCGACTACACGGTGCATGTGATCGTGGGCGTCGATCCGGAAGGCAAGATGTGGCTGCTGGACCTGTGGCGCAAGCAGGCTTCGTCCGATGTCTGGGTCGAGGGCGTCTGTGACCTCGTGCTGGAATGGAAGCCGTGGCTGTGGGCCGAGGAGCAGGGCCAGATCAAGTCCGGCATCGGGCCGTTCCTCGATCAAAGGCTGATCGAGCGCAAGGCCTGGATCGGTCGCGAGCAGTTTCCGACCCGCGGCGACAAGGCGGTGCGGGCGCAGTCCATCCGCGGCCGCATGGCGCTGCAGGGGCTGCACGTCCCGACCGCGGCGCCGTGGTACGCGGCATTCCGTTCCGAGCTGTTGAGTTTCCCGGCCGGCAAGCACGACGACCAGGTGGACGCGCTGGGGCTGCTGGGACAGCTCCTCGATCAGGTGTCGAGCGGGCGCAAGCCCAAGGTGCCGGTCGCCGAGGAAGAGACCGGCTACAAGCCGTTCGAGCACGAGCCCGTCAACGATAGCTTCCTGGCAATGTAGAGGCACATAATGGCATTCGGCGGCCTTCCGGCGCGATCGCAGAGCAATCCGGGCGATCAGCTCCCGAGGCGCAACATTCTCTCGGGCGTCGGCGTGCTCGGCGGGCGGCAATTCGGCGGCGATACCATGGGGCGCCGGGCGGCGCAGAATAATCCCGGCTTCAAGTCGCAGACCGGGACGGTGGGCAACTGGGGCACCGAGGCGCCCGACGAATACGACTTCTCGGGCGACGAGGACGGCTATTTTCCGGTCACGCGACTGCGGCAACAATACACCGACTATCTGGCAACGAAGGTGCTGGAATATGAGGAGCAGAAAGTCTCGCGCCACTATTACCACGGCGCGCACTGGACGGCCGAGGAAATCCGCATCCTACGGCAGCGCAAGCAGCCGATCATCACATTCAACCGGATCAACCGAAAGGTTGACGGCATCACAGCGCTTGTGCAGCGACTTCGCCAAGACCCGAAGGCTTTTCCCCGATCGCCTAAGAATGCCGGCGGCGCCGAGCTCGCAACGCAATGCATCCGCGCCGCGCTCGACGGGATGGACTTCAAATACCTCGACTTCGAATGCACCAAGCAGGCCGCCATCGACGGCATCGGCGGGATCGAGCTCAAGCTGATCGAAGGCGACCATGGCGATCCAGATATTGGTGGTGATTTCATCTTCGGAGATGACTTCTTCTACGACCCGCGTTCGTATAAGCCGGATTTCAGCGATGCGCGCTATATGGGCATCGCGAAATGGCTTGATGTGGAAGCTGCGATTGAGCTTTTCCCTGATAAAGAGGATGAGCTGCGGACCCTTATGGTGGATACCGGCTTCGATCTCACGACGCATTCCGATCGTGAGTTCAAATGGGTCTATGTCAACGAGCAGAGACTTCGACTGATCGAGCACTGGTACAAGCACAAAGGTAAATGGTACTGGGCGTTCTATTGCAGCTTCATTTTGCTGGATCAGGGCGTGTCGCCGTTCCTCGATGAGCGCAACAGGCCGATGAACCGCTACGTGATGTTCTCGGCCGCGGTCGACCACGATGGAGATCGCTATGGTTTTGTTCGCAACCTCAAAGGCCCGCAAGACGAAGTCAACCAACGACGCTCCAAAGCGCTCTTTATCTCGAATGTTACGCGCACTTTCGCGCAGAAAGGCTCGGTTGACGATGTGGAAACAGCTCGCCGAGAAAGCTCGCGCCCCGACGGATGGGTAGAATACAACAAGGGCTTCGAGAAGCCGATGCCGGACGACCGGCAGGCCGATCTGGCGGCGCAACTGCAACTCATGCAGACAGCGACGAGCGAAATCGATGGATTCGCCAACATACGACCCGACGCCATCGGAGCAGATGACTCTACGTTTCATTCAGGGGTGGCGATTAATTACCTTCAGAAGGCCGGCATCGCTGAACTCGGTTCGTTTATATTGGCGTATCGCGCGTGGAAACTGCGTGTTTATCGTACCGTGTGGAATATCGTCAAACGCACCTGGAACCAGGAGCGGTTCATCCGCGTGGGCACCGACGACACCCAGAAACTGATTCAGATCAATGGTTTCGGCAAGGACCAGTTCGGCCGTCCCGGTTTCATCAATGCGATCGGCGATATCGAGGTCGAGATCGTGCTGGACGAGGGGCCGGACAACGCCAACCTGATGCAGGATGCCTACGAGGTGCTGGCACAACAGCCTCCGGGGACGATACCGCCGCAAGTCCTGATCCAGATGATGCCGATCGCGGACAGCATCAAGAAGCAGCTCGTGCAGATGATGAGCCAGCAAGACCCGATGGCGCAGCAGGCCAAGCAATTGACCAACCAGCGGCTCGGCGCCGAGGTGGACGAGAAGAAGGCCGGCACGATCCATCGCTATGCGCAGGCCGCCAAGGCGGCGAGCGAGGCGCACACCAACGTCACCCAGCTCGTGCATCAAGCCATGGGCATCACGCAGGCGGGCGTGCTAGATGCCAACACCCCGGATCAGCCTGGGCAGGGTGGCCAGCAGCCGCCATCTGGACTGCCGCCGCCCGTGCAGCAACCACAGCCCATGCGCGTCCAGCCGTTCGCCCGGCCCGCAGCGCCTCGGCGTTTCGCACCAGCCCCGATGCGGCGTCCAGCTTAAGAGGTTCCCCCATGCTCAGATTGCTTCTCGCCGCGCTGGCAACAGCGTGGTGTTCGTGGACTAGTCCACCCGCGTTTGCGCAGTCGGCGCCGCTCAAGTACGACAGCCTCGCCTCCACCAACTCGACCCTGGTCGTTTCCGGCGCCGTGCAGCTTCGCGTGCTCGGCCTGTTCAATACGACGGCCGCGATCTATTGGCTTAAGCTGTACGATCTCGCCGTGGCGCCAACCTGCGGCACCTCGGTCGTGAAATGGAAGGTGCCGATCCCGTTCGGGGCAGCGAATGCCGGCGGCGGCGCCGTCATGCCGATTTCCGATGGCTTGGCATTCGCCAACGGGCTGGGCTTCTGCCTCACCGGACTGCAGGCCGACAGCGACACCACGGTGGCGGCGACCGGCCTGGCGATCAATTTCGGCATCAAGCAGTGATGGTGCTTCAGGATGAGGGCTCACCATGAGGGGGCTCATAACGGCGCTTCTCATCTGCCTAGCCTCATCGGCGCCGGCGCAACTGCTGACCACGGGATACGGCTCCGGGAGCTTTGCCAGCGGCGTGTTCATTGCGCTGTCCAACACCTCGATCCTGGAAATGTCCTCGAACGGCACCACGCTCGGCACCGCGAGCATCGCGGGCGGCAGCACCACGGGCGTTCCGGTCTGGGCCCTGACCGACCCTTTGGGGGTTTTCCAGATCAACTCGGGCACAGGTATCGTGACCGTGCTCAGTAACGTGAACCTGGTGTTCGCGACCCACCCGATCATCCCGATCACCATCTCGGTGACCGGAACGGTGCCGACGGTTCCTTCGCGGATCGTCAACATCAACGTGTTGCCGATCGGCTGTACTGGCGCGCTCGATCTTTCCAAAGGTTGCCCACAGGCCATGCTTGGAGGTGTGCCATGAACAAATGGCATCTGCGTTTTCTTCGCCTGGCCTATTTTGGCCTTGCCGCCATCCTGCCGATCTACGCCCTGGCCGACTACAACGCCACGCAGGGTGCCGGCACGATCTTCCGCGCTTTCGATTCCACCCATGGCGGCACCTCTCTTTGCGCCGCCGCCAACACCCAGTGTCAAGGTATTGTCAATACTAACTCTGCAGGTGCCGAAGTTGGTATCGCTGCTGCCCCTCTTCGAATCGACCCCACTGGCACCACCACCCAGCCCGTCTCCGGCACCGTCGCCGCCACCCAATCCGGCGCTTGGACCGTCAACCCGACGACCGCGGCGAACTGGGGCATCGGCACCAGCACCTACAACAGCGCGCTTGTGGCCAACGGACAGTTGATGCTCGGACAGTTCCTGACCTCGCCCGGCACCCTGACCACCACCAACATGGCCCCGCTCCAGGTTGACTCGACTGGCAACCTCCGCGTCAACGTTGTCGCGGGCGGCGCAGGCGGCGGCGCCGTCACTGTGGCAAACGGCGCCGATGTCGTCGAAGGCAACAACACCGACGCCGCCAGTTGCAGCAGTGGCACTTCCGTTGTTGCTTGCTTGCGACAGATCAACACCAATATTGCCGCTCCGATCCCCGCTGGCACTGCTCATATTGGCACCGTCGGTGTGGCACCATACGCAGACGGCGCCGTGCCGATCACAGCTACTGCGACCGGCACGACTGCGGCCACCACCGCCACGCTCGCGGCCTCGGCCGGCGGGCTGAAGACCTACATCTGCGGGTTCTCGATCCGTGCCAATGCCACAGCAGCGGTGACCAACAATGCGACGGTGACCGGCGTTATCACCGCGACCATGAATTTCACGCAATGGACCGCGCCACTTGCCAGTGGCCTGGGCGTGACGGAAATGGTGTTCACGCCCTGCATTCCATCGAGTGCGACGAATACGGCGATCGCCGTGGTGTCGGGCGCGCCAGGGACCGGCGGCGTCATATCCGTCTCGGCCTGGGGATACCAACTCTGATGTGGCACCGTCTTACAGTCTGGGTGCTTCTGCTTGTTGGAATTGTGTGCCTGGCACAGCAAAGGCCGTCTAGCGCCTACTGGCAAACTCGGGACTCAGCGTACAACAATCCACCAACCAGCGGTCCCGCCCGTATGTGCACCGACGGCGCCCACGCTGCCGCGTTCAACGCCCGCACCTCGGGCCAGAACGCCGCCCACCTCGATGCCAACTGCAACTTCATCAACGGCCTCGATAGCGACTCCCTCTATGCCTCTGCCGATCTCATCTATCTCCTCGCCACCGACACCGCGCCCAACGCACGCCTCAACATCACCTCCGCCAGCTTCACCATCACCGAGGTCAACTCCCCGGTCTTCACTACCGACTCGGGCTACACCGTTGGCGGCACCTCCACCGCCAACCTCGACACCAACTACAACATGGCCACCAACGGCGTTACCTTCCTGCAAAACAGCGCCTCTGCTTTCATCTGGACATTGACCAACCTCAACAACACCATCGATTACAAATATGCAGTAGGTACGCACCAGGCCGTTCCATTGCTGGCCATCTATCCGATGTTTTCCTCTGCTACAACTTTTCTGCGGATTAACTCCACCACCAATGCCTCGAATACAGGCATGGGTCACTTCTTCGGAGTCGAACGCGACCTATCCACCGGCTCGACTGCTGAGGATGGCTACCAGGACGGCGTTAATTGTTGCTCCGGCGCGAGCACCTCTTTGGCCCCATTTAGCGGCAACATCATCATCCTGAACTCCGATGCTGGTGGCGTGAACTCATCCCCCTTCGGCGGCAACGTCGCCTTCTTCTGGGCTGGCGGAACCATCGGCGCCACCCAAGAGGTCAAGCTCTGCCACCGAGTCAACCTCTACCTCACCACCATCGCAGGCGCTGGCGCAGGAGTTTGCTGATGCGGATCGCGGCCCTTCTCCTCTCCATGCTCCTTGCCGCCCCCGCCTATGCCTGGCCTCGCCACGGCGCCTCCACTGGCGGTGGCACCATCGCCCCCGGCCTCGTCCTCGGCACTTACGGCTCCACCACCGCTTCGGGCTGGACTACCATTGGTCCGAGCGATAACACGATGCCCTCCTTCGCCACCTGCCCTGGTGGCACCAACATCGTATACATCTCCGACTCGCTCGGCGAGGACAACCGTGACGGCTCAACCCCAACCTTCGTCGACGACAACAACACCGCGCAGTTCGTTCTAAGCTCTGCCATCGTCCCGGTGGTGAACGACGTTTACACAGAGATGTCCACCGGGTTTACATTCACCGTCGCGACGACCGCAAGATCAAGTTTCGGCACAGTTTCTAATGTATTTTTGCAGACGAAGAACCGCACCGGCACTCCTCCTACCACCGGTACGCTGAATCGAACCTCTGGCACCGGCCCTGCCGGCCCTCTGACCTACACTGCGAGGACACTCGGCATTCACGGCCCGATCAAGACCATCATCAAGGCCATCTCAAGCGGCATTGGCTCTCCCAATACAACAACCGGCCCAGGCCCCTACGATCCCGACAACACCGGCGGTCCCTTTGTCCCCAATGGCGACGGCACCGGCCTCGGCACCATCGGCAACTGGCGAACAGCCGGCAGCGTCGGTGCCAGCTTCGGCCTTCGCGATCACTGCCCAGACTGGGCCCTTCTTCGGATGGGCGACACCTTCGTCGGTCAGGCATTTGAGACGAATTGGAATGTTGCTGCGTCCGATAACTTCCAATGGAACGGATTCTCTGAACAAGAGCCGATGGTCATCTCGGCCTATGACGAGGCCGTCCTTGTGACAACCCCAGACTTAGGTTCAGGATTGCGGGCACGGCCGATTGTTCAGGTCCCTTCTTCAAACCCCGCCTACGCAGGCGGCCGACCAGCCGGAACCCAGCACGCCTTTTATGCCCGCCCTGGAATGAACTTGACGGCTGGCAAAGGCAACTACGTCGCCGTCATGGGCATAGACTTCTACTCCGCGCAGCGAAACCCTAGCGACGGGGCGTATGTCGGCGCAGGAAACATAAGCAACGACAACAACATCGGCATTGACCATCGCGGACAACAAACCGGCTCCCTGATCGAGGACACCCACGCTAGATGGTTCACCAACGGTTTTACATACGACAACGCCAGTGGTTCATCCATCACGCGCAACAACTTCGACATAACCATCCGTCGCAGTCAGGTTGACCACTGCTACGACTCCGCCGGGAACAAGCACAGCGGCATAGTCGTCGACAGCGTCGGGGCCATAGGCGGCGCCATGTCTCCAGGGTTTTCCTTTGAGGAAAATGTAATGGATCTGTGCGGCTGGGATAACGTCGGCTTCACGTCCGGCAGCCAGTACAGCCGGGACGCCTATTTGCAATGGGATGCTGTCTTCGGCAATCGTCGAGGAAACACCGCCACCAGGAGTGCATCAGAGGGCATTCAGTTCCGCTCCGGCGGTGTCATCGACAACAACTTCTTCTACAACGGCAACTACGGTCTTGATGTCGGCCACCAGGAAGGCGACCCGACGATCACCAGCAGCACGACCGTCACCAACAACGTAGTCATGTCTCCCGTGATCACCCACGGCGTTGCCGTATTAGGGTTCAACTTCTACAACGCAAACAACATAACGGCCACGGGCAACATCGTAGCAAATGTTGATAGCGCCATAGGTGACGCCACTGCGAATTGGGTTGCAACGGATGGCAACAGAGGCGCTCCCGCCTACTTGAACCTGACGAATGCAGGAACCGGTGGAGCCCCGGGAAATTACGCTATTGGTGCATGGAACGCGGGAGCTGAAGGGTGCAATGGTTCGCCTCCCAACTTCACCGGAGGAGCAGTCACCGTCATGGGCATCTATTCTATGCTCATTGGCGCTGGTGGAACAATCACCCCTGATCCCCTCACCGGTGGTTTGTCTTACATGGAGCCGAGTCCTGGCGGGGCATCTCTGCCCGGGGACGTTCTGACCCCTGTAGCCGGCTACCCGAGCATCAACACCGCTGGCCTGTCGCTTACCGCTGTCGGATCAGGCGGCACGCTGGGTGACTACGGCACCGGCTTCGGCCATTGCCCGCGCGATCCGGCCAGTACGACACCCGGAGACACCCAGTACGGCGTAGCTCTGACCAATTTCAGCGGGAGCATGTCCGGGTCAGGCGCAGCCGCGACTTTCACTTCAAACAGTTTCAGTGGAATTACGCGAGCCTTCAATGGCGGCACGGGAACCTATCACGCTGTTGGCACGACGACCAACACCAACACCATCGACACGACGGCTGGTGTCGGGACAAACAAGATTACTGTCACTGGCGTGACCCCGTCGGCTTATAATAGCACCTGGACGATTGTATCCTTCAACTCAACGGCGATAGAATGGGACACTGGCCTCGCGGCTGATCCCGGTCCCGTGACCGTCCCAGGGAAATTAAATGCCTTCGCCATCATTGCGACCGGCAAGAACTACGTCGCCGGTGACGTTCTCTCCATCGCCTCGACCGACATCGGAGGGCAAACCGGCGTTCGCATCACGGTCGGTAACGTAGCGCATCTGAGCGGATGGACCGTTTCTGTCGCTTCTACGGAGAGTGCCGGCACTCACGGTCTGACCTGGACCAACAACATCGTCTACAACTGGTCCGGTCAAAACCCTCCATTGATCGACGACGAGGGCGGCACGCACGACTCTCCTGGCGGCGTCCTCGGCAGCGGAACCGCCAACACCTTCACCGGGAACAGCGTCTGCGTGGGATCGCAGTTCACTGGAGTGATCACTGGGCCGAACACTCTTACAACAAGCGCCATCGTCAACGGCCCCATCGCCATCGGCCAGAACCTCGCCGGACCTGGGGTCACCGCTAACACTACGATTACTGGGGGCAGCGGTACGAGCTGGACGGTGTCGCCAAATCAAACTGCTCCTAGCGCTACAATGTACGGCTACACCTGCACGCCGACCAAGGTCTACGCGCATCCCGAGCGCACCGTCCAAACCTACGCCGCCTTCCTCGGCCTCACCGCCACCATCGACGGCTACCTCTACGGCAATGGGACCACCACCGGCGCGATGAACAACGCGAAGTGGAACTGGAACCCTGCCTACACCGCCAACAACGGCATCAACCCATACATCCGACTTGGATTTCAGTGACCTACAACGCGCAATTCGCCCATATGGCCGCGCTCGACCGCTGGCCGAAGCGATGGCGCGAGCTCGCCTACGAATACGGCTTCAAGATCGTCAAGGAAATGCGCGATCAGCACGGTGGCTATCACGCCGTCAAGACCGACCTGGAAACATGGCGTGAACGCCGCCAGGACGAACTGTTGAGGAATTAAAGCAATGGCACCGAGAACACAGCACCCGCCGGCGCAGGATGCGGATGACGAAAGCCTCCTGGTCGCCGCCATGGCCAATACCGAGAGCGAGATCTTCACCGAGGCGATGGGCGACGACGAGGACGATAACGACGGCGATAACTCGCTCGAACAGATGGAAGACCCGGTCGGCGACGACGAGGAGGACGCCGGCGAGGAGGAGGGTGACGAGGAAGGCCAGGAGGAGACCGGTGACGAGGCACCGCAGGAAGGCGCCCGTGAGCCTCCTCCGCAGGAACGCCCGAGTTACCGCCTGCCGCCAGTCGACCCTTCCGCCCAACGCATTGCCGAGCTCGAAGCCAGGCTGGCACGCATGGAAGCGCCCCGGCAAGAACAGCCGGCGCCGCCCCCGCAGGAACTGCCCGACCCCGTCCTCGACCCGGCCGGCTTCCGCGAAGGCATGGCGGCGCAGATGCGGGCCGAATATCAGCAGGCCACCAGAACGGCCATTCTGGAGAACAACTTCAAGGCAACCGAGGCGGCCTATTCGCGTGAGAACCGAAGGGACGAATTCACGCTGGCAGCAAGCCAGTTAAACGAGCTTTCGTTTCGCGCCAGGACGGACCCGAATGCTGCGGCTACGGTACGCGGCATCGTGAATGCACCCGATCCCGGCTACGCGCTGATGCAATGGGCCGAGGATACCCTCGACCTGGAGAACTTCCGCCAGGAGCAGGCGGAACGCAACCGCGAGCAGGCAGCACGCCTGCTCGGTGTAGACCCTGCAGATCTTGAAGGCATTGCCCCGCAGCGCCAGGCGCCGCGGCAGGATACCCGGGAGCGCGGCGAGCAACGCCAAGCGCCCGCACAACGCGGCAGGGGGACTAGTCCCCGGCTTCCCTCATTGAACTCAGCAGGCGGCGTCGGGCGCGAGGGCGGCAATAGCCGTAACCTCGACCCGCGCGGCTTCGACGGTTCCGAGGAAAGCATCTTCCGAGACGCATTCAACTAGCTACGCTTCGCGCTTCCCGGCCTAGCCGGTTCGGCGCGCTCCGCTAAGAAGTCCGTAGCCAACCCTTGAAGGGGTCTGGCCATGGCCATCACTACCGTACAAGCCCAAAATAAACTCATCGTCTTCCGCAAGGAAGTCACACGAGAATACATCCGGCAGAACCTGTTTAGCCCGTATGTGGGCACAGAACTCACCGCGATCATCCGCGTCATCAATGACCTGAAAAAAGGCGGCGAGCAGATCAATATCCCGCTGGTCGCAAGGCTCAAGGCCAACGCGATCTCGACCGGAACGCTCGTCGGCAACGAAGAAAATATCGACAATTTCGGCGATCGGATGTGGATCGACTGGGCGAGAAACGCCGTCCGCATCCCGAAGTCCGAAGAGCAGAAGTCGAGCATCGACCTATTCGGCCAGGCGCGTCCGCTGCTCGAAGACTGGGGCAAGGAGCTCCAGCGCAACGAGATCGTGGACACGTTCAACACAATCCCGATCCAGAACACACAGCCCGCCGGTCTCGGCTCTGCCGGCGGCCAGCGCGTCAACGGCGCGTTTTTCGACGCGGCAACCCCAGCACAACGCAACACATTCACCACCGACAACAACGATCGCATCCTGTTTGGTGGCAGCCAAGGCAACCTGTCGCCCGGCAACTGGGCAACCTCGGCCGCTAATGTCACGTCCGGCATGACCTTCAGCGCCGCCGCGGCAAATAAGATGAAGCGGCTGGCCAAAAAAGCCAACCCGAGGATCAGACCCTACAAGCTGAAAAACGGCCGGGAATATTTCGTGGTCTTCGTGGGGTCTAATTGCTTCCGCGACATCCAGCTCGACACCACGATCATCAACGCCAATACCCAGGCGCGTCCGCGTGAAGGCGACGGGCTCGACAAGAACCCGCTCTTCCAAGACGGCGACCTGCTCTACAACGGCATGATCTTCCGCGAGATCCCGGAATTGGATATCCGACTGCCCACGACCTACACCACCGCTGGCGCCGGCGGTATCCAGATCGCGCCCGTGTTCATGTGCGGACAATCCGCCATGGCCTGGGCGTGGGGCAGAATGCCTCGCCCGACGTTCCTCAAAGAGGACGACTACCAGTTCTACCGCGGCGTCGGCGTGGAGATGGCCTATGGTCTCAAGACCATAGCCAAGGCGAACCCGGCCGGAAACTACAAGAGCTGGGGCATCTTCTACGGGTATTTCGCCTCGGCGAACGACACATAAGAGCCGCGGCTGCCCTCGCGGTTCTATCGGCCCGGCGCTGCTGCTCGTCAGGAGGCGGCAGCGTCGGTTCCGTCCCTCAACCCAACTTGAAAGGCAATCCCATGAAGAATCTCATCTCGCGGGTGAGCGGCGGATTACTTGCCGGCCTCGCTCTTGCTCTGCTTGTCGTCGGATCTGGGCTCTATGTCGCGGCTCAACCCGTGTTCTCGCCGCGCATATTCCCGACCCAGCAAGTCCACTACATGCGGTTCCCGGTCAACTTCAATTCCTGCCCACTCCCTGCCGCGGCCGGCAACTGCTCCTATAAAGTCGGCGCAGTTCCATACAATTCATGGATCCTGCGCGGCGTCCTCGAGGTATTCACCTCGTTCAACTCCACCACCACCGACACCGTTGCATTGAGCACGGCTTCCGGCACGGGTGCATTGCTCGTGGCGGGAACCTCGACGCACGGTGCCGCCGGGGTCACGCAATTGACCATCGTCACGGCGACCGGCCTCGGTGTGCAATCGACCGGCAACAACATTGCCCAGACCGGGAGCAATGGCGGCTTCGATATCTGGGCAAATCTCGCGTACACGGGCGCCTCGCCCGCAACGGCTGGAGCCGCCGCCATCGTGCTGGAATACGCCGCTCCCAATGACGGACTATGCGGGCCGGTCGCACTCGGCGCCACCGCTCCCGGATGCTGAGGGCAACGGGGCGGGATCTCCCCGCCCCTTCCTCCATGAAAGGATAAATCCATGAGCCTAGCCAATAGCGCGCTTCTCAATTCACTGTCGCTCGCCGGCACGGTGCTGGACGACAACCAGACCGCCGGCGGCGCCACCGGCGTGACCGTGCAGGCTGGCGCCACCTCGATCGTCGGCGAGGGCATCCGCGTGCTGCGCGGCGCCGCCGGCACCAGCGTCATTCTCAAAAGCGTGCTCTCGGGTGACGCCGGCCCCTTGGTGTGGATCGTCAACGACGGCCCCAACTCGATCAATGCCTTCCCGGCGGCCGGCGAGTTCAACAATGGCGGCGCCAATCAGGTATTGGCAGTTCCGGCCGGTCAAGGTGCCATCTTCGTTCGGGTACCGAATAACTTGGCTGGGTCCAGCAGCGGTTGGCGTAGCGCCGTAATTCCTTGAGAGGTGAAAAATGAACAGCACCGCAGAACTGACCCGCGCCAAGACCGCCGAGCCGAAGGCCGAGATCAAGGTCACGTTCCATCCCGGCCCCGAGGACAAGGCACAGGCGACCGTAAATGGCATCCTCTTTGTCGCCAACAAGCCTGTCGTGATGTCACGAAAAAACAAGCGGCATTACTTCGAGGACGACATGCCCCAACACCATGTCGCGGCCGACGGAACCCATACCACGCGCACCGTGAGGACACTCACCTTCATGCCGGATCGACTGAAGGACAATCCGTTCTTCGAGGTCGAAGGCTTCCCGCGGTTCGTCAAACCGATCGCGCACGGCCGCAAGCCGCAAACCGCGGAAGAATACCGGTCCTGGGCGCAAGCCTGGTTCGCGGCGGCGGGGACCGATGGAAGCGACGAGCAAACCCCGCGGGAAATGGTCTATCGCTGGGACGTCGAGAAATCGATGCGCGAGCTGATCGGCGTCGGCGAGGAGGATATTGCGATGCTGCGGCCGTTCTTCGACATGAAGGTCGAGCAGATGAACAGCAACCTCGGCATCAAGCACGCCAGCAATGACGGCGGGGATATGTAATGGCTCCCTACGCCGGCCAGTACCGCACAGTCAACGACCTGATTGACGAGGCGCTGGCAAAATTGGGCGTGAAATCGGCCGGCCAGCCTACCGATCCGGAAGACTACAACTACGTGTTTTCAGCCTACGATGCCATCCTGCGCAAACTGGCCGGCCTGGAGATCATCACGCTGTCGAGCTACGACACGAGTTCCGTTCCCGGCGCGTGGTTCCTCGATCTCGCCTCCATCATCGCCGGCGAGGTATGTCAGAAGTTCAGCTACACCGGGCAGGACCGCACCGACATGATGAATGCGGGGCTCGGCGACGGCGTGACGGTCGAGATCGGCGGCGGCGCCGCCGCCAAGTCGCTCAAGCAGATCACGCGGTTGAAGCCGACCTTAGAACCGTTGAAGGCCGATTACTTCATCTGGGCGGCACTTTTTATTGCAGCATCGGGAATGATTTCATGAATCTAACCCATGAGAGGCTTCTACGGGTTCTCTTCTACGATCCAGAGAGCGGTATTTTCTCGTGGAATACTAAAACAGTCACACGCGGACGCCCCAGTAAGCTTTTCGGTGTGAGAGCCGGAACCATTTCGGGCGCTGGAAAGACCCGCACAAAATCTTACCGAATGATCGGCGTAGACGGCACAAAATATCAGGAGCACCGATTGGCTTGGTTCTATATGACAGGCGAATGGCCGGCCTCTCTTGTCGATCACAAAGATCTCGATGGCCTCAATAATAAGTGGCTAAATCTCCGTGAAGCTACGCACAGCACGAATAAGGCAAATCGCGCGGCGCCTGCAAACAATACAACAGGCTTCAAGGGCGTCAGTTTCAACAAAGCCCAAGGGCTCTATCAGGCGAGTATTTGCCGCCAATACAAGCAGATGCATCTCGGATTTTTCGATACCGCAGAGCTTGCAGCTGCGGCCTATGAAAAGGCTGCGCGCGAGCTATTCGGTGAGTTTGCACGAGCATCCTGATGCCTAACACTCCCTACATCCCAATTCCATGGCCGTTGAGCTCGTTTCCTGGCTCAAACCTGCATCCCGGCGACAACACGCAGGAATCGGCCGGGAGGATCGTCAATCGATACGCAGAAGCCCTGGGCGAGGCGCAGCACCCTACCGGACCATCGGCCCAGGTCTGGCGACGATCGCCTGGGCTGACACGCCACGCCGTCACGTCCCAGACCGGTTACCGCGGTGGTCTGATCGTCAACAATCTGTCCTATGAGGTGTGGAACAACAACCTATCGACGGTCGACGCCGGCGGCGGCGTGACCTCGCTCGGCAGCATACCGGGGACGGCTCCTATCAGCATCGCGCGCGATCTGGCCGTCACCGTCGATGTCGTGATCGTTAGTCCGGGAGATGGGGCGTTCACGTCGACCGGTGGGGCGGCGCCCGTCTCCTACAACGGCGGCGGCGTGCTGCCGCAGCCTAACAGCGTGGCGTTCCAGGATGGCGTCTTTCACTTCACGATCGCGGACGGCCGGGTGTTCGCCTCCGGGATCAATGCACTGACGCAGAACGCGCTCACGTTCGTCAAACTGCAGTCGAAGTCAGATGTCGTCCTGCTCCGCGGCATTGCCTTCAACGGCATGATGTACTTTTTCACCACGGGCGGCTGCGAGGTCTGGCAGGACACGGCAGCCCCGACACCAGCCTATCCCTATACAAAATTCATGACGCTGGCCTATGGGCTGGTGCAGCAGAGCGCAATCGCGGGATGGGAAACCGGTTTCGACGATCTGATCTGGGTGGCGCAGGATTTCAACGTCTATCGCCTGCCGTACAACACGCTGCAACCGGGACCGGCGATCTCGCCGCCCGCGCTCAACACGCTGATCGAGTTCGCGGTCAAGGCCGGCGACACGATCAAGGCCGGCGTCCATATCTCGG